GGGGGATACCGTTCTACCCTGGTCGGGTAGGACCAAAGGCCCTGTCGTTTGCATCCGAAAGGAGCACAAACTAGGTGTTTGACACCAAGGCAGCTGTCCTTCGACTGCGTGTGGTTGGCCTTTCGACCAGCCAGGCTGACCAAATTGCTACTCAGGTCCAGAAATGGATACTGAATAGCAAGGAGCAATGGACAGTAGACCGCATCAAGGCCATAAAAGTAAATCTTTTAAGGCATTATGCCGGCCTCCCGCCTGTGAAGACTGAGAAAGACTCATGGATCCGTTATCGCCACGGTGTTCCGAAAGGGGCATTCGCGCCCTTGTTCCGGCTTCCCAGGAAGCGATTCCTCACAGCTTGGAACGCGATAATGATCTACACTGGTATTGTGTTCCATGACCCAACGGTCAGGGCAACACAAAAGCAGTGGGACTCGATGGTGCACGCTATTCAGCGTGAACAAGTACCGACTCAAGCCCTCCAAAGAGGGCTTAGGCTGGTCCACGAGAGCCCGTTCTTCGTTGACGTTAATGTTACGTCAGACACTGGAGAACCTTTAATGGATTTCCAGCCGTCTCCATCACGGAGAGCACCGAAGGGCTTAGTCACTGTTCCGGAGATTGAGGGGGTCTATGACTCTCTTCGTCCCCTACTCCAAAGGTCCAGCTGGACAACCATGAACTGGGACATCCTTAGCGGCACATTGGCCGGTATTGACAAACCAATCCAGGAAATCCTTCTGTTAAACGCAGAGGATGATAGGAAAGCGTCAGGTGTGATACAAGAGCGTCCCCTGATGGGTTTGATAGCCCTCATCCAAGAGGGTGGGTATAAGTTGCGTTTTGCGGCTAACCCATACCGTGTCTACCAACAGGCCTTGCAGCCTCTTGGGAAAGCTCTGTTCCGTGCTCTGAAACGAGTGCCAAACGATTTTACGTTTGACCAGGCGGCGGCCTTACCTCTCATCCAGCAATGGTTGAGAGATGGCTACCCAGCATGTTCGATGGATCTGAGCAACTGCTCGGATAACCTACCATTGGACTTGCAGCTCGAGCTGCTTAGTCGGCTCGGGGTGAGCACTCGGTGGTTGCAGTTCTTTCGGGATACGTGTCGTGGAGACTGGTGGACAAGGCGTCTACCTGATCAACACACGGTCCTGAGATGGACAGTGGGTTCACCTTTAGGCCTCTACCCTACGTTTGCATCATTTGCGATGCTTCATCACTGTATTGTTCAGTGGTGTTTCAAGACCTTGGGCAAGCCTAAGATCATGATTTCACTCAACAACGATGAAAGACATGCGTATCCATACGCAATCGTTGGAGACGATCTCGTGGTCATGGATACTGATGTAGCTAGTCTATATCAGGAGATAATGACTGAGCTTGGGGTCCCGATTTCAGAGCATAAAACACTTTGGAGTCGCGATACCGCCGAGTTCATCGGTAGGATCATCACGCCTAACAGCGTGGTGCAAGGGTTCAAATGGAAGGGTCGGATTAGCGACGACAATTTTGTCGATTTTTGTCGTAACTTCGGCCCCAGGGCGTTAACTTTGTTATCGTCCCGCCAGAAAAGGGTGATCAGCTACATTGCTGACCTACCTGAGCCTTACGGCCTAGGTTGGAACCCTTTCGGAATACCACTCGAGGAGCGTCTTACACCACACATTGAAAGAGTGTGGTCCCGTGATGAACGGGTAAGGACGTTTTCTAGAAGTGCCGAACGGTCTCACCGTCTACTCTATATGAGTTCGGACGGGAGCGTCCCACATACGGGCCTAGGCCCGGAGTGGGAGTTAGATGTCGACACTTTATCCTCCGACCAGGAGGATATGTACCTTACCAGGCAACTGATCCCAGGGTTGGAACACCTAGGAGTCGCTGTCTGGCCGAATCTTCCGGCGGTAGTGGCCGCAAGGTCACTACCGGAGGGTACAGATGTACTCTACGATGACTTGCTCCGACGTACCTCCTATGCGGAGACGCGTAAGGAAGCAACAGCACTGGTTGTGCTGGAGCGCAAAGTACGCAGAAGCCTAGCACGTAGCTAGAAGGCCCTCGCCACCCAGTGGTTGAGGACAATCAGCT